TTGGTGCTGAGAGCGCCCTTGTCTCTCCTGTTCGCGGTATGCGCGGAGTCGGTCGCAAGGTGGGCGGCGAGTTCCTCACAGAGGCTGGCGAAGAAGGTGCAACGACTTACTCTGGCCGCGCTGCTGCGCAGGAGTACAACCCGGCAATCGACCCTATGGCTGGCGTCGCTGGCTCCGCGCTGCTTGGCGGTGTCATGGGCGCTGGTGTCGCCGCACCTATCGCATTGGCTCGCATGGAGCGCACGCCACAGGCGGAAACAGACCTCACGCAGCCAGACACAGCTCCCGTGCAAGAGACCCCTGCAGCAGAAGCACCAGTTGTGGAAGAAGCCCCGGCTTCTCCAATCATCTCTGCCGCACGTACCCTTGCCGACTTTGACCCCTACGCAGAGATTGAAGCTCGCGCAGCTGCTGGTCGCCCAATGTCAGAGGCAGAAGCTACGCAGTTTCTGTCGTCCACGCTTGCAGCGCAACGCGCTGGTCAGCAGTTCATGGACCTCATGCAGCAACAGCAAGAGGCCGCTGGTCGTATTGGCCAAGTGGGTGAGCAGTACCAGCGCATGGTTGGCCAGCGTGGTGACCAAATCCTACGTGCACAAGAAGCTGGTGAGTTGGCGCAACCCATCGTGTCCGGCTTGGAACAAGACTTGACCGCCCAAGAAGCGCCGTTTATCGCTGCGCAGCAAGCTGGTGCTGGCACACAGCAACTCCCCGGCATGGTCGCTGGTGCTGGTACGGTCGCGGACTACCGCCGCATCATGGACCCCAACGTCATGCAGCCTGTTGAGACTCAAGAGTTTCAGCCTGTTGAGCGCACTGCGCTGTTGCCACAGCAACCTGCTCCGTTCAGCAATATCCGCATGGATCGTCCCGGTCCAGCCCCCACACCTGCCCCCAGCAGTTTGCTTTCTGAGCGCCCTGCTGAACCCGTTACTCCTGTCGGCGCTCCAACTGCAGTTGCCGCCGCTTTGCCTGCTGCACCGGTTGCAGCAGGCGTTTCTTCTACCCCCGTAACTACCGGAGCACCCAGTGGCACTCAAGCCTCTCAAACCGTCGAAGCAAAAACGCAGCGAAAGAAAACACCAGTTACCCCCGCAGCCCCAGTCGTAGAAGACACGGCACCCAAGAACGTCTCCGAAGCCATCAAGGAAGACAACGAGATCGACCGTGTATTGAAGGCTGTTGAGGCTGAAGACGACAAGGCCGACAAGTTGTTTGCTTCTGTGACAGGCGATACCAAGAAAGCTCCGGGCAAGCCATCGCTGCCTACGCAGGTGTATGCTGCAATTCGCAACGCTATCTTGAATCCCGGCAAAGCTGTCGTGGTGCGCAAGGCCAAGTCGGTCGAGAAAGACGCAGCCGCTACTGAGAAGTACGGTGCCAAGGCCAAACGTATTGCTGATGCTGCACGCGAGTTTGCTGCTGCATACGAGACCTACGCCAGCCAGAACCTTGTACGGTCCGGTGAAGTGGTTAAACGTGGCCAGACCGCCGACGATGTTGTTGCTGGTAGAGCTACTCAACTCAGAGCAAACGCTGCCGCTGTCCAGCAGGCGCTGGCTAAGTTGGGTGAGGCCGTAGAGGGCAACGCCAAGGACGTCGAGGCTATTGTGCGGTTTGTCAAGGATCGTGCACAGAAGGAAAAGAAAGGCGACGCCAAGACTGTACAAGCTGACATTACGTTGTCTCGTGCATGGACTGCGGCCAAGAGCGAATCTTTCATGGGTGAACCTGACTTGCTGGCCACTACCGGCGCAGAAGTTCGTCAGTCACGCGAAGCCACCGCTCGCGGGGTCACGCCACAGTTGGTTGACGCAGCCACAGAAGGCTACAAGGTCATGGGTAAGGGCGAGGCTCAGAAGGGTCTCAATGGCATCCTGAACTACATCCGCACCGTCGGCACACCGTTTGAGAAAACTCTTGCACAAGCCATCAAGTTGGCTGTGGCTGGCAAAGCTCCGATCAACATCAAGTTCGTCAAAGACGGCATAGCAGAGTACGACCCCAAGACCAACACCATCACGATCAACGAGACCAGCAGCAAAGAAGTTGCGCTGCACGAGGCATTGCACGGTGCCTTACAGTGGTTTGTGTACACCAACCCTAACGCTGCTCAAGTGGTTGCACTCAAAGCCGCGCTTCAGCGCGTGGTGAATTACGACGGCAAGCTGCCGCCCAAGGCTGCTGATGCGCAGGCGGTGCTGAAGAAGACACTTGCTGGTAAGAGCAAGACTGCCGAACTCGACGCTGTGCTCGAACTCGTGTCCTACGGGAATACCCTTAACGACTTCCGACGCGCACTGCAAGGTATGGAGAGCGACGCTCCTCGCACCTTCGTCAAGTTTGCCAACGACGTCATGGACGCGATCTACGCACTGGTGCGCCGTATGCTCGGTGCTAAACAGTCTGTGGCTTCTGACGTCATGGAGAACACGTTCCAGTTGCTTGAAGCTGCACGCGCAGCCACGCAGGAAACAGCGCCGAAAAAAGGCAATGTACTGCAGGCAGCTATCGACACAACAACTGACGCATTTAAGCGCTGGTTCGGCGACAGCAAAGTTATAGAAAAGGGCGGCAAAGCAAAGGTCGTTTACACCGGCACATCCAAGGACAAGGACTTCACCGCATTCAAGGTGCCAAGAAACGGTGTGTGGTTTACGGACGACCCTAAAGCGGCGTCCCAGTACGCTGTAGAGAATGACAGCATTGGGTTTAAGTGGGAAGGCGGCAGGCCAGTCGAGGTTAACACTGCATCACGTGTTATTCCTGCGTTTTTGCGCGTAGAAAACCCATACACGATGACACCTGCAGACATGGCAAGGATCAATAAAGAGAACTACAAGAAAGCGCAAGGTGACTTTTTTGATACGCTGCGTGCCCAAGGCTACGATGGTGTGAATATGGGTGACGGCATCTGGGTTGTACTTAAAGAGCCAGCGCAAATTAAGTCATCTATCGGCAATCGTGGCACGTTCGACCCAACGTCCGGTAACATCCTCAAGGCTGAAGTCACGTCCTACGGTAAAACGCCTGTAGAAACTGGCACTGCTATACCCAGCAAAGAAGCTGACGCGATCAACCAGCAGTTTCAGAACCCGCTGACATCTGAGCAGTACAAGAAGCTCAGCACCACGCTGCTGCCAGAGCAAATCTCGTCTAAGTTTCTCTTCGACATGTTTGGCTGGGCGAAAGTCCCCGGCAAAGTTGAAGGCAACGCACGCAAGGTTTCCGACTACATCCAGAAGAACCACCCCGGTGCGGCTAAAGTCGCGTCGTGGGTCAACTCGCACTTCGGTCTGCAGTCTGGTGTGCGCGATGCGCTGATCCGTGCCAAAGACGACAAGCGTGGCGGCTCGATGATCTACAACCAGATCGCGCAGTACTTCACCAGTCTGCCCCCGCAGGAATCTGTCGCTGTGCTGGAATACATGGACGCCAAACTGGCCAACCTGCGCAAGCAAGGACCAGCGCCCGTGTTCCCCAACAAAGACGCGCAGATGAAAGACCTTGCTGACGCAACCATCACCAAGTGGTGGGAATACGCACGTGCCCTGCGCGATCCGAAGCAGCGCGATGCTTACGCTGGCATAGAGGCCGAAAACGGCAGCTGGTCGGGCGGCGTTAAGTTCTCCCAAGGTCTTGCGTTTGCTGAAAGCGTAGACAAACTCGCCAGCGCTTCGTTCGGTGTGCGCAACATCAGCCAGCTCATCTCTTCGCGCACTAAGAACGAAGTTACCGCTGATGCCATCACATTCCGCACTGACGCCAACGGCGACGCTATTTTGGACGACAAGTTTGTCGGCATGTACTTGCTCACGCCTGCGCTGAAGAAACGTCTGGACAACGCAACCACAGCCGCTGAAGCCTCTCAGATTCTTGCAGAGTTGAAGCCCGATGAGTTCATCTCGTCTGCCAAACTGACGACAGACGGCAAGCCCATGGTAAATGCCGAAGGCGTGCAGCTTATCCCCGACCGTAACTACCTGTGGGACGTGCAAGAGAAGGACAAAGGCGGCTACAAGTTCACCGCCCGTCTGGACGCCAAGCAAGCTCTGTTGGTGAAGAAAGGTCATGACCTCGGCCACGCTTTGCAAAACACGATGGCTATTCTGGCCAATAGCTACTCGGCCAACCGACTCACCGAAGCTCTTGCTGCGTACGAAGCCAAGACTCCCAATGCTGTCGCGTTCAACACGCTCGACGATCTGAACGCCATGCTCAACGGTGAGTACAAGGGCGACAAGTTTGTGCCTAACACCGAAGCTGCATCTTGGACAACCCGTGTCAAGCAGAACCAAATCGTGAAGTTGTCTGCAGACGAGGCCAAGTCTGAGACTGTCAAGGGTCTGTACCGCAACCGTAACCAGTGGGTGCAACTTCCACCCACTCCAACATACGGCGCACTGGCTGGCAAGATCGTCAACGGGTCTGTGTGGAGCGCCATCGAAGACATGAGCGACCGCAGGCCGCTGGTCAACTCTGCCATGTATAACGGCACCATGCGCTGGTTCAAGAAGGCCAAGACGATCTACAACCCTGCAACATGGGGTACCAACGTCGCGTCCAACTTTACGATGGCCATGATGGACGACATTCCGTTGCCCACGATTGGTTACGCCACCAAGCTGTATGTCGGCTACATGTTGCCACCTGCCATGGCCTCGAAGCTCGGCATTTCCTTGACACGCGAGCAGCAACAGTTGATGCTGGAGATCATGAAGACGAACGCCTTGCTTGGCGACTTCTCGTCTACTGAACTGAAGCAGTCGATCTACGACTCTATGCGCAGCACCATTGGCGACAAAGAGCAGGGCGTTGCAGAGCGCATCATGCAGTTTGCCAAGCTGGAAAAAGACCGTATCGAAGCCATCAAGAAGTACGCTGGCAAGGGCTCTGACGCCGTAGAACGCGCAGACCAGCTTCTCGGCGACTGGTACTCGATGCAGGACAACATCTTCCGTGTTGCCTCGATGCTCAACAACCTCGGCCAGCAGTCGCAGGCTGGCAAACCCATCGACGGCGAAGCCTACCGCCGCGCTGGTGACCATGCACGCTTTGCTTTCTTGGACTACGACATCGACTCCAAGGCCATCCGCATCATGCGCCAGACCGCGTTCCCATTCATCTCGTGGCCATATGCTGCAGCAAAGATGATCGGCAACGTCGCTGTTCACAAGCCATGGAAGCTGGTCAACCTGTACGCTGGCCTCTGGATTCTCGACGGCCTGACACAAGCGATCACAGGCGATGACGATGATGAGCTACGCGAATCTGGCCCAGAGTGGGCTCGCAACCGCCTTCTGTTTGGTATGGGTCCACACACGCACATCCGCGTGCCGTTCATGGGTGACTCTGAGAATCCTGTGTACTACGACCTCGGCAAGTACATCACGCCAAGCAGCTTCGGTGACCGCATCCCCAACGCGTTCTTGGGTCTTAGCTGGTGGCCATCGTTTGTAACACCCGGTGGCCCGTTCATCTCGTCTGCCATCTCTCTGATCGGCGGTGTTGACCCATACACTGGCAAGTCTTTGTCGCCTCCAACAGCTGACGACTGGGAAAAGCTCAGCGACCGACTGGCCTATGGCCAGAGTCTGTTCGCGCCCAACTTGCCGTTCTTGAACGCACGCGAGCTCGCAAAGGCTCAAGAGGCATTCACAGTCACAGAGGGTCGCAGCGAGAACTACAGCAGCCTGTACATGGCCCGCACAGCTGGTCTGCGTCTGTACGACTTCAACGTGCAGGGTGCACTTGACCAACAAGACCGGGCAGCGGCTGCCATCGAGCGCGAGTACAAAACCGAGATCGGCAAACTTAAGCGTAAGATGGAGCGTCTGGAAACTCCTGACTGGGATGAGTTCTTTGAACGCGAGGAAGAGCTTGTCCGACGTATGGAAGAACGCATCGCCAAGGTACGTGGCGGTAAAACCGAGGAAGAATGATGGCTAAGACACCAGCATGGCAACGCAAGGAGGGCAAGTCCGAAAAGGGCGGGCTCAACGCCAAGGGGCGTGCGTCATACAACAAAGCGAACCCCGGCAAGCCCGGGCTTAAGGCCCCTCAACCCGAAGGTGGCCCACGACGCGACTCATTCTGTGCCCGCATGGAAGGCATGAAGGAGAAGCTGACCAGTGCCAAAACTGCCAAAGACCCCAACAGTCGAATCAACAAGAGCCTGCGTGCTTGGAAATGCTAACCGGAGAATCCCATGATGCCCTTTAAAGGTAAAGAGTCGAAGAAGGAAGAAGCCAAGGAGATGAAATCCGCTGGCTCCAAGAAGATGTACATGAAGATGGAAAAAGCCGAAGGCAAGAAGTCCACTTCGTTCAAACCCTGCCCCGGCTGCAAGTCCCCTGCTAAATGCAAGGCTGCTGGCAAGTGCATGGCCAAGGGTAAGTAATGCCCTTCACCTCAGAGAAGCAAGCCCGCACTATGCGGGCCGCTGCGCATGATCCGGGCTTCGCAAAGAAGCTCGGCATCCAAGTCAAGGCTGCCAAGAAGATGGTAGCTCATGACAAGGCCAAGGGCGCAAAGCCCAAGGCCAAGAAGTAATCACTTCATCCGGGCCGACTTGGTCCGGGCAAAGGAGCGGTTTTGGGACTTCGGTACTGCACGCAAATTGCCGTTCCCATTACCGCCGCCTTTGGCAATAGGTGTCTTGTGGTCGACATCTTTGCCATCACCCTTTGAGACCACACCACGCTTCTCCATCTCAGCACGTGCAGCGTTGCGCTTCGTGCGGTTTGCGATCTGCTCGGGCTTGCCTTGGTAGTTGGCGTACTCTTGCTTGTAGTTGCGTGGCATGGTGATTCCTCAGTAAAGACCTTCGAGATAAGGCCGCTTGTAGTTTGGCCCCTTCGCTATTTTCCCATGCTCGTTGAAGATGGGGAAGCCCTCGTCGTTAAACTTGCTCCAGTTGGACCTCGACACTGCATCCACAGCGTCTGAGGTCTTCATGCCTGCACAGTGGCCTACGCCCACGGCAGTGACGATCTGGTCGGCTAGCGAGTCCAGAAACTCTTTGCGGTCAACAATCTCAGCACTCTCCATGTTCGCCTTGAGGCGATCAGCCAGCAGCACCAGCTCGTAGCGCAGGTTTGTCCACGTGGCATTGAACTTGACCGCGTCCAGCATCTCGATGAACTCCTCGACATGGCAGCCCAGCTGCACGTTCAGGTTCTCTGGCGTGGGCTCAGGACGAGACCTGCGGTGCCACAACTCAATGCTGTCAATGCTCATGCGGTTGCTCCTAAAACTGCGAGGCTGATCTTACTCTGTGCACGGGCCGATGTGCCCGTCAGGCTGTCGATAAAGCGTGGGTGGTTCAGGTTCACGATCAGGCACTGCATCTGTCCCGGTGCATGCTTGGGGCAGCCCTTGAACATGGTCACGCGCTCACGGCGGCGGATCAATGCGCTCTCGTCTTCCAGTTCCCGCTCGATGCGGTCAAGCCCGTCACGCTTTGTCTTGAGCCATTGGCGCAGGCGGTCGGCGTTAATGGCGATGCAGCTGCCGGGCATGATAGTTGTTTTGTCGTCGTACACGACTTTGACCCGGGCCACAGCCCTCTCAGGTGCTGGCAGGGTGACCTGCTCCACGCCCGAGCCGTAACGCTCTTTGCACTCCACCAGCTGGTCGTTGTGCTCGGCAAGGAACTGGCCAATGATGTCGAACACGTCAACCTTGCTGTCGATGGCAAACTGCCGTGTCTTCTTGACGTGCTCAATCAGGTACTGGATGGTGCCCTGCACATCGAACGGGAACAGGCCGAGCTTCTGGCCAATCCGTCCCATACCCCATGCAGCGATGATGGCCGTGCGATAGAAGCGCTCCTGCGGCTCGAACACGAAGCCAAACACTTTGTCGAACGAACGCTCTGCAGCTTCCCAGACAGCCTTCTGGCCACCGTTGTCGAGCACAGCCTGTACCAGCTCTGGGAATGCCCAGCCGTTGTTCTCAGCCATCAGGTCGAAGAACTCATAGCCATCGCTCTTGCCATCGGGCCGTGTAGCGACGAATGTGCGGTCGTGCTGGGGTAGCTCTAGGCATCGTGCTTTGAGTGGCTCGTTGCCCGCCTGTGCACCCTCGAACTTCTGGTGCAGGGAGATGTTCGTCGTCATCAGCGTCAGGCCGTTCCACGTAGCCGGATCGCGCAGGTCACGGTCCTTGGTCATGGAGACTTTCTCACGCCCCATGCTCAGCTGGTACGCCATGTCGGCAATGTCTCTGTCGTCAGCTGCAGTCATCTCGTCAATGCAGCATGGCAGGTTGTTGAGCACGCCGCGCATTTTGTACAGCGCATTGGTCGTATCTTTCTGGTTCAGGAACAGCTGCTTGGGGTGACCGATCAAACTGTTGGCAGCGATCAGGGCCAGCGTCTTGCCAGTCGTAGTTTCTGTCGAGTAAATCGACACCACGGCTGTTGCGTTGCCAGCGGCTGACCCGATGATGCCTGTGCATGCGAGCAAGGTGGCTGAGCGTATCGTCTCAGTACCCGGGTTGTTCAGCATGGCCATGCCGCGCACCCACTCGTCGCGGGAGCCATGGGCACCGATCAGGTCAGCGAACGATTTGGCAGGGCCACGCAGGCGTGTGTCGATACCGCTGTGACCAGCGCCGAGCAGCACTTCGCCGCACATGAACGAGCCGTCTTTTTGCCAGCCGAAGCTGACAAAGTCTTGGCCTGTCGGTGCCTGCTTCTGCACCATTGATAAGTAATCCATTAAGTAGCCTCTCAGTTTTTCTTGTTGGGGAATGCTCTTCACAAAGACCTGACGATTCAGCAAGAAGCTGCTGAAGTCTTTGCCTATGGAAGCCAGCACTGCGATCTCGTGCTCTGTCTCTTTCCATCCAGTCATCGGGTACTTGACCAGCAACTTGAACGCAGCCTTACCGCTCTCGTTGTCGTTGTACACACCCGTGATGTGCATCTCGTACTGGCTCACATGATCCAGCTCTACGACCTCTTGCGCCACGTCGTTGCCGTTGGCGTCTTGCGTGACGATCTCAGTCTTGACCTCACGGAAAATCTGGTTGTTCTGTAGCACGTACGTTGGTGGCAACGTCAGCACAACTTCTTCGCCTTCTTCGTTCTCAATGGCCACTTCAGTGACGACTGACAACTGGGCAGGGCTTGTGATCTTGCCACGGCTTGGGCACCCCTCGCAGCCTTTGGCGCACAGCTGCTCGAACTTGGCGCATGTCGTTGGACCTGTACCATTCCAGCCGTTGATCTTGTCGAGGCTGCCGTTGAGGTCAAAGTCCTTGTGCTTGCCAGCGAGCTTGATGACTGCTTCGCTTACATCGGTACAGTGCTTAGCAAGCCCAAGAGAAGCCCGCCAGAGAGGCTCAGGAACGTCACGGCCAGCAGCGTCAAGCACGCCTCCTGAGTCGACCAACGCTTTGACCTGATTGCATCTGGAGGCCACTGCGTCAAGGACGACGTCGTTGCTGTTGAGTACGGCATCAAGTATCGAGGACTTGCCGCCCTTGCGCGGTGCTGTGGCCTTGGCCGCAACTGTTGCTGCCTTACCAAACCACGGCTTGAGTGTGCCGAAGAGCGCAACTGCATCGTGGTCTGGGCAATCCGCAACACACCGGACATCTTTCCACGGCTGTTGCTTCTTGTGGTGCGTGCCGACTGGCCGTAGCACCATGGATGGGTCGTGAATTTTCGAGGTATCAATTTCAACTCCATGCTCTTCGAGCGCAACGCGCAAAGCTGTGGATGCCTTGACCCAGTGTGCTTTGCTGATTGGTTGAGTGAGTGGCCAGTACAGGTGAATGCCGTTACCAGACGAGATGACCATGGGCGGTGGCATACCGATTTTCTTCAGTGCCTCCTTCATGACGCCCCAGCCCTCTTTCTGTGTGGCGTACGGCTTGTCTGCGCCTATGTCGAGGTCAAGGGCCAGAGCCTTGAACCATGTTGCGTGTTCTTGTTTGCGATACCACTTCTGTTTGCCGTCATCGGTGTAGCCGTGACCTGCAAATGCACCCACGCCGAAGTAGACCGTGGTGTTGGGCTCTGAGTCCCATTGTGAGATAGCTGCTACAGCTTCGTCGAGATCGGTGAATGAGCCCCTGTTCCAGAAGAAACCACGCGCAACTTTGCCGCTTGGGTCTGGTTTGTGGACGCTGATAACGAGTTCGTCGAGCTGGGCAAAGACGCGAGTAAAAAAGTGTTTGGTGTCCAAGACTTGCCCCTAGATGAAAAACCCCGGCCTTAGCCGGGGGGTTTGTTTTCGAGAATTCTATTACTCGTCAAACAAGCTGTCGAGCTTTGCAGCCAATTCATCCGACGCTTTTACTGGGGCAACTGTGGGCTTGGCCTTGGGTTGCGCGGAAACAACAGGTGCCGGGGCGGGCGCTGCTGCTTCTTCTTCGTATGCGTCGTCTACGGCTGGCGCTGCGATAGCGGTTTGGGCCTTCGGTGCTGCGAGTGCTGAGCCTGCGGCCTGTGGTGCCATTTGACGAGTCGCAACTTTAACAGAGTCGCTCTCGAGCAAAGTGTCCACACGGTTGATGGCTTTCTCTGGCACATAACCCTTCTGCTTGAAGGTGATTTTGGGGAAGCTGGCAGCGTCGTCGAAGCCCAACTCGGTCACGACTTCTTCTGGGCCAATGCCGTAGTTGCCGAGTTCCTTGAAGTACTCACGCAGAGCTTTCATGCCGCTTACTGGCACCGTGAGGCTGTAGACCTTTGTGGGATCAGCAGCAGCCACAACAGCGAGGTGACGCTGGTCAGCGCACATCTTGGACTTGGCACCGGAGGGCAGAATCTTGGAGCCCAGCACGTTGTTGGGGCAGTCAGCGCAAGCGCTGTGCACAGGGGACTCGATGCTTGCATCGGCCTTGAGGCCATCGTTGGACCAGCAGTCAGGGCGCACGTTCTCTGCCGAGGCATCGAATGCTTTGGCGTAGAACACCTTGGACACGCGTGGGTTGGCACCCACGATGATGGTGTCGAGTGTCACGCCCACGGTGGTCTCAACGCCCTCTTCGTTCAGGCGATAGCGGCCAGCACGGATGCTGATGCGTGGAATGCTGACGCCATCACTGACGATGGCCGAGGCCACGCTGGATTTGGTGCCTGCTTGTTGACGGGCTGCGATACGCGCTGCGATGTGCGCTGGGACGTTTGCGATCATGTTGCTCATTTCTTTACTCCTTGGATTGCGCTTTGCGCATATTGAACACTTTTGCCGATGAGAAATTTACCCCGGGAGGGGGTGCACCGTGAGCCTCGATGTAACTCTTGACTCCCGTCTTTGACGCACGGGACTCGACCATGTCCCAAGCATCGTGCTCTTTGCAGAAGTTGAAGAACTCTTCGCGAGAACCAACTGTCGCTGTGTGGTGGGTAGACCAGTAGGCCGTACCATGTGGAGTCTTGACTGTCTCCAGTCCATCCTCTTGCGCTTTGGCTGTCATCCAGTTTTCTAGCGCTACAAGTTTTTCAGTAAGTGCAGCCTTGGCTGTTTTGTGTTCGCGTTCAAGACTCTCGATCTGATTGCGAACTTGCAAGTACCGCTCTGCGGCAATGTCGTAATTCATTCAGTTACCTCGTTTCCTACTCGTCACTGTTGATGCCTTGCACCAGTGTTAAAAATTCCGCAAGAGTGTTTTTCTTTGCGCGGAGCCTGCGGTACAGCTCTGCCTCAAAGCCGGTGGCCCAGATGTGCCACACAGTCGTTTTGCCAGTTGTTGTCAACCGGCGAATCCTAGCGTTTGCCTGCTCATACTGCTCAAGTGAATAAATGGGCGCAAACCAGATGATGTCCTTGGCTCGTGTCAGTGTCAAACCGTGCGCAGCAACCTTGGGGTGAGCCAACAAAATCTGTGGTCTGTCCGTGTGCTGGAAGTCGTTGAATATCTGGTCACGATCCTTTTTGCTCGTATCACCATTGACCATCGCAACGTCGAAACCATCTGCGGTCAGCTTCTCTTGAAGCCAAACTTGCACACCCTTGAGTGGCACGAAGATGATCGCTTTGTCGCCGATCTCTGTGAGTAATTCCGTGAGGGTATTATACCGCTCCGAGGCGTCGATGGCAATCGTAGTGTCGTCTCCGTACACCACACCGCAGCTAATTTGCAACAGCTTGCTCAGCATCACAGCGGTGTTCGCTGCAGTCACTTCACCTGCTGAGAAAATCGTCACGGCCTTGTCCTTCATATCCTTGAAGGCCTTCTCTTGCTGCTTGGTCAGCTCAGTCTTGCGGCCAACGAAGTTGGTATCAGGCAAGTCCTTGCACTCGTCCAGCGAGAACCGGATTGACGGCTGCAGTACCTTGCGGCATGTCTCCAACGAGTCATGACGCGGCATCCACTTGAACGTCGTCACCTTCTGCATCACCATGTCTTTGAACGTGGTGAAACTCTTGGGGCAACTCGGCGAATCAACGAGGCGTGCCAGTGTCCACGCATCAGCGGGTGTCTGCGAGATGGGCGTACCCGTCAACAGCCACAGCCATGGCTGGTGCTTGGTCATCCACTTAGCGAACATCTTGTACCGTTGCGAGCTCGGTGACTTGAGCGCTGTCGCCTCGTCGTAGATCACCACGTCGAAGCCAGTCAGCTCAGCTTGCATGTTGGTGAATCCGTCATGGTTGATGATGACGTACTGCACCCCGGGCGTGTTGAGCAGGTCGATGCGCTTTTGCTTTGTACCCGTGCAGATCACAAACGAGCGATGCGGCAGGTGATGCTTGAGCTCACGACCCCAGACAACCTTCACCGTGGACAGCGGCGCGACAATCAGCACCTTACGTGCAATGCCTTCATCCAGCAAGAAGTCAGCAGCCCACAGCGAACTGATGGACTTACCAGTACCCGGCGCGTTGAGGCACAGGGCACGCTTGTGCATGGTCAAGAACGCTGCAGTGTCTTTCTGGTGGTCCATCGCTGTGAAGCGACCGGGCCAGTTGTAGTATTGCAGGATCGGAGCAGGCACGCTGAAGCCAAGGTTCTTGAGGACCATCGACTCGTCAACACCGTAGGGCATAGCCAGCATGTCTTCGCCGTTGTGCTGCAACAGCTTCGCATGGGGGATGGCTCGCGCTACAGCTGCGTTCTCGTTGCTGTTGATGATGATCTTGCGCTTGTCAGGGATTACGAGCATAGAGCGGCCCACGCCTTAAATTCAAGATGCCACGAGTCCACTGAGGTCTCGCGCACGATCCACACTTTGCCACCGCACTGATCTATGTCCGCGATCTCGCGTTCTTGATTCGCTGTAGTAGTGCCCTTGCCGAACTTTGTCTCCACAGCAAAGAAATGACCGTTGACGTGACCCACAAAGTCAGGGATACCAGAGCGGCCAAAGCCGTTCGCAGGCGGCATAAACCACCAGCACTTGGGCGTACTCTTGAGAATAGCCTTAACCACCTTCTTGACATCTTCTTCTTTCTTCATCGTTTACCTTTCAGTCTCGCGTCAGGGCAGAACCCCTTCGCTGGGCACCACGGGCACAGGCCCGATGGCTTTGTCTTGAACACGCCGAGGTCAATGACCTCCTGCACCATGTCAAAGCGTGGCTCCAGTGCCCGCCACAGCGCGTTAAGAAACCTGCGCTCATACGTGGCGTTTGTCACCTCGTCGAACTTGAGCCAGATGAACGAGGTCTTCACCTTCTTCACCTGTGGGAAATGCCAGAACACCATGGCCGCAAACAGCTGCAGCTGCGTGGGGTTCTCCTTGACCTTGCCCGTCTTGTAGTCGAGGCAGTACGCCGTGTCACCGTCAACAACCAGCACGTCAGCGATC